CACATATACTTTCTCTGCTTTTCCGATTTGAAAGGCATTAGTGTATTGTAGGTTTTCCCACACCTTGAAAAATATCTAATAAATCTTCTTGGTATTGAAAAGTATTTGCAAGCGCCTCAAACATTCTCGCTGCGTCATCTGGTCCTAGTGCTTCAACATACATGTTTCTAACTACAGCCAGCATGGCACCACATACTTGTAAAAAGTCTTCATTGGAAGAAATATTCTCACGTGCAACATTTTCAAAACGCTGCATTAAATAACTAATCTTTTCAAGTTGCTTTTTTACTTTGTCCAGATGCTTTTGATCTTGCATTTTCCCTCGCTATTCTTTCCGCTGATCGGCTCCTTTTATCTTCAGTTTGTGATTTCATGGCTTCTCTAGAAGCCGCCATGTTTTCTTTTAACATTGAAATTGCCTCAGCTGATTCCTCCTTACTAGCATCTCCTGCGACTTTCATCAAGTCAATACTTGTTTCTGCCTCTAGCTTGTCTCTATCAAGATCAAGCTTAGCCGACTCTACAGCCATATCTTTTTTAAGATTCATTTGAGTTTCCATAGCTTTCAGATCAATTTCTTGTTGTTTTAGTTTAACTAATGGATCTTGCTGCTCACGGCTTATTCTAGCTTCCTCATCCTGAGCTAATTGTTTAGTCATTTGAGCTTCAATTTTAGCTTGTTCGGCAGCAGATTGATTTGTCAATTGATCATTTTGTTGTGCTAGCTGTTGTAACGCTTGTTGATTTCCTTGTGCTTGCTGCATTTGTTGTTTTATCTGCTCAAATTGCTGTTGATATTTTTGTTGTACCTGCATTCCTGCTATTAAGGCAATATGCTCAGATACATGAGCTTGTAGCATTGCATACAATTGAGGATTAATTTGAACCATTCTTGTAAACATAAATTCAGCATGTGCCTCCATATGCGCCATATGGTCCTGCATAGGAAATGCTTTTGGCTTTGACCCACTCATAGCTCCCGAATTTTCCATTGCTGGACTAGTAGGTTCAGGTAAATCAGGGTCTGGCTTTAATAATGTGTCAACATTATCTACACCCATTGCATCATACATTCTTCTATATGCTTCACGTAAATTATGTAGTTGAGGTGCAGCTGTTGCCAATTGTAATGATTGCTGCGCCAATGTAACACGTTGCGCCATTGAGAATATATTAGGATCGGATACTGGAATAATATCAACACGATCATCAAAATCTTGTTGCTTAATCATTTGGTTTCCACCAACAACCATATAAGGATATTGTGGTGGAAGATAAACTTGAAATACTTTTGCTAGTAACTTAAATTCAATTTTTTGTGCATAATGTAATCTTTTATGAATTGCACTCATAACTTTTGTACCACGCTCAATTAAAGCTAAAGTAGTGCCAACTGGATTCTGTTCATTACCTTCACCCATCTTCATATCCGCAATAGCCGCAAAAGATTTTCCTGCGTCAACTGCAAATCCAAGTAATGCGAATAAAACCTGAGAAGGTTCCTTATAAGGAAGTGGTAATAGTGATTCCTTTATGGAAGTTCCTGTTACATCCACATCCCTAAACTCACCTGGCTGTAAGGGTTCATCATGATCACGTATACGCATTCCACGTGCCTTAAAACCTGCTGGAAGGTTAGCGAGTGTACCAGCATCAATTAACTGCCGCAAAACACTTGTTGCTGTTCGCGATAACCCTCCGAGCATGTGTATTAGACCAAAGCCGTAAAACCCTAGTCCAGGGAGGAACTTGTAATGTACAAAATAATCATTCTTTTTAAAGCTTGGATCTCCTTGCTTCCAGTTTCTTCTTATGGAAAGAATCTCTTGTGAATACTGATCTATTGAAACTACGTATGGTAATTTAACACCTGATGTATCTTCAAATCCTGGAACATCTGCATTAATGTGCATTTCTAATATAATATGCTCTTCGTCTCCGGATCCGTAACTTTTTTCTACACCTTCTAATCTATTTACCTTTTCCTGAACTTCACTTGTTTCAACTTCTCCCGTTGTTAATTCTATATCACGGTAAAATTTATTTAATTGTTGTTTTCTAATATCATTTCCACTACTTTTTATCATATGTGTTACACGATCCGCACTTGCAATATCTGTCGCCATATAATTTATAACTAAGTCTTCACCAGCAACAAATTTTGCTGTAGCTCTCTTTAGCAATCCATCATAGTAAACTTTCTTGAATGCTGAACCAGCAAGTGGAAGATAAAATAATAACTGATCCATATCAGGATCATATTCTGTCATGACATCGGTAATCTGATAATTCATGTATTGTTGTACTCTCTTCGCCTGATCTTCTACTTCAGGTGTCGAAAGTCCTATAACTTGGCATCTCACGGGGCCGCTTGGGGGGAGAAGTTCCTTATACGCTTGGGCTTGAAACTGTGTTACAGATTCAGCGAGTAAGGGGTGAACGACCCCGGATGCTCCTTCGAACGGTTGGGTGCGGTCTTCATACTTGAATCCCAGCATATCAAGGCCTTTGATATAGGTATCTTCCCAATCTTTCCTTGAATCCTTATCCGATTCGAATTCTCCTAGTAGATCTGCAGAGAATCTACTTAATTCTTCGTCTTGAATGAAATCTGCCAAATTGGCATCGTGCGGTATATTTGAAGTGTCAACTGGGGCGTTTGGATCCATATTTATATCTGCACCACCGTCATCCAGTAGTTCTATATTTGGATCAGGTGCTTCTGAGCCTATTTGTACTTCTTCTCCAACAGGTTCTATTTCAAGTGCACCAGTAAGTGCCTCTAAAGCTTTATCTATATTGTTTTTATTTCCGTTAGCCATTTACGACCATTCCCCCTTTTCTGTAGATAGGCATTCCTTTCTGAACAGTAAACTTTGCTGAATCATCAAGCCAAATCATTGGAATTTCCCATCCTCTTCCTTTATCATCTATTATAGATGTTTTTATAAATTTTGCACCACTTTTTTTCGCAACTTTCTTCATAGCACCTTCTGCTATTGGTCCATACGCAACCATGTTTCCTTTCCAGTCCAAACTTCCAGCTTGTTCACCTCTATTCTTAATTGCGCCACTGGAGATGGTTACACCGTCATATCCGCCTTCTTGTGCAACTTTTGTCATATATTTCATAACAAATTCATTATAATCTTCTGTTTTACTAAGTGGGCCCATTGCAACGCCACTATGATCACCTCGTGCCATCTTAGCTCGTTTATCAGCTATTATTTTTCTTATTTTAGCGCGTTCCTTATTTAATCTATTCAATCTAATTTGAGTTTGTTTTGTTTGTGGCATAGCACCCAAATCTTCAATTTTTGATAAAATTAGACCTAATTGCTGTTCATTCGCTTCATCTATAGATTCTTTAATCATATCACCACGTGGTGCGTATTTAGATTTCTTTATATCTGATGCACTTGGCCTTTTACCCTCTGCTTCTGCTTTTCTAACTCTCCTTGCAGCAGCATTTACTGGTTGATGTAAATCAGATTGTATTTCCTCTATATGCAATATTCTTCTTCCGAATTCATCTGTTCTGTCAGATACGCGTGCATGAACGAATCCACCAGTCTGATCTTTAGAGCTTAAGGATGAAAAGTGCTCTCCACCAAGCTCTGAATACTGTTTCATTGGTTCCGTTTCACGAAGTGATCCACTAGGATGCTTGTACTTGAAAAGGAATTCACGGTAATTCTCTCCTCCACTCAATGTTTGCTGTCCTCTATACTGGACATCTTTCGTATATTTCTTGAATCCTGCTGTTCTCGCTCCTGATATCTGCGCTATTCGCTGTAGTATATTCTTAAGCTCGAATGGAAACTTCTGTGGAAATCCTTCCTTGATTGCATTTGAAACTCCAAAATTATCAAAAGTAAGGTTATCAATTTCATCTACAATCTTTAAAACTGCATCTGTGTTATTATTACCAACAGCCTCTCTTAGAGGGTGTACCCTATTTCTTACTCCCATAAGAACATTCTTAATCGGTCCTTCGCGGTACGCCTGCATGTCCATCTTATTCATTTTATTGAACAATTGATCAACTTCT